AAGTACCGTGCCCTACTGAATAAGTACAACAGAGAGCAGGGTACCTACGGCAATGGTGATGGCTTAGATGCCTCACACACCAAGGCGGGTAAACTTGTAATGGAGGCTGCCTCCAAGAACAGAGCACGTAACAGAGGTAAAAAGTAGGGTAAAAACACCATTGATACCCTTTCGGGTACATAATGATGGGTTTGTCCTACTTTAATACCCTTTCGGGTACATAATGTGTCTTATAGGGACCATAAATGCACGTATATGTGCACTATAAGGCACTTTATCGCTGCGGATCTATCAGTGCACCACGTGAAATCCAGAAGTTCTTACGCTTGATAGTCTCCCTTCCGTCCAGTTTGCGGTAAAACTCCTGTACATACAGCTTTGCCTTCTGAGTGAGGGCGTACCTATGTCGGTAAGATGGGTCACTCTCGTTGCGCATCATCATCTTCTCCATAGTAACACCCTCTGACTGCTTACTGTACATTGTCATCAAGAGGCCGTACTTGTACAGGGCGGGTCTCATACGTACCAGCCAACTGGTCTTGGTAATACCACAGCGCTGGTGAACGTAGTTGGCAGTAAAGAACTCGTACTCGTAGGCCCATAGCAGGAACATCGTCAGTTCAGGGGTCATATTCCTGTCGTCACGGAAGTCCAACAGCACGTTACGTATATTCTTGGCGTAGTTGTCCCCTAAGTTTTCTTCCTTGGCCTTAGAGAATTCACGGTACTTGCGGCTGGGGTGTTGCCGCTTCGTTTTCTTCTTCATACACTAAATTCCTATATTTGTACAAAAATACGAAGTTATGGGAAGTTTCGCTTCTGTTAGGGTTAAAGACGGCTATACTCAGATTCTTAAGACAGAGACAGGTACGCTGTCTTCTACAAGACAAGTTATTGAAGATGGTGTAGGTAATGACTCTGCACTAAGACTTGGTACCACTTCTATTGAGGTGAACGGAGACCAGTACTTTACTACTGCACCTACTACCGACAACGCAGAACTTACTGCAATCCTCATTGATGCCAACAACAAGATTGTTAAGCGTGAACTGGGTAGCAATGCCTTCAACTCAAGCGTTACCATCACGGCAACCTCTCCTATCAACTTTACGTCTAACGTAATCAGTCTGATTGCAGCAGGTAGTCTGTCCCAGTTGACCTCTACCACTGTAGCAACTAACGATGGTTTCATTATCTACGATACGTCAACGACTTCCTACAAGGGTATCACGCTGGCTGAATTGCGCACGTACTTAACGTCTACGCCTACGTTTACAGCAAGCAGTCCAATCCTGTACAACAGCGGAACTGGAGCATTCTCTATGCAGAGTCCTCTTGCCTCTCCTGCTGGATCTGTGGACCCTGCAAACAACCCAGAACTATTGGTATACGACACCATCTCTGGAGACTATGGTGGGGTTCTGATTACTGACCTAATTACCTACCTGAACACTTCTGTAACCGTAGTAGCAGCTGGAAGCACTGGACAGATTCAGTTCAACAACTCTGGTGCCCTTGCAGCAACAAGTTCCCTACTTATCAGTGGTACCGCTGGTGCTGAGACATTCCGCTTTGGTGGTGTCATTGACGCTGTAAAAGAGTCTACGTCATCAGATACGTACGTGTACAGAAAGACTGGTTCTGTAGACTTCCTCGGTAATGCTGAAGCACAGAGAGTGGTATTCTCTGACGATGTGAACACAGGTCTCGGATGGAGAACAATGGCAACGGTGAACGGCCTCGGCAAGTACAAGGCTGTCATCGTAGACTACGTTATGTTTAACGACTCAGAGTCTAAGGTTCGTGTAGGTCGCCTATCAGGATGCTGGAATACTATCCTTGCTACATCTGCAACGTATACGGATACCATCCTTACCTACTTCGGTTCTGGCATTGATGCCAACCCACTGCTTAGAATTGCGATTAACGGATCAGGAGTCATCACCATCGAGATTAACAACTCTATCGGTGAGCGCATCCACGTTCGTGCTGAGGCTAAGTTCCTCTACTCGTACTCCTAAGAACGCTATCTTTGTATAAATACTTTAATTAAATGAAAGAGAAGATAGCAGAACTACTGATGTTCTACGGTGAACAGGCAAATGACCTGGAAGAAAAGATTAAAGAACTCGGCCTTAAGGAAGATACCCTTGTTGTCGGTGGTGTATACGTGTTTGACGATGCAGATGAGACTGTAGCACAGGGCTGCAACTTCTACGTTGAAGACGAAGACGAACTGGACTTTACCTTGGCTATGCTAAGACATAGCTACGGAAAGAATGCAGTTGAGTACCCTGACTTCCTCGGTATGATTAACGGGGACGATGAAAAGGAATAGATATGGAAATCATTAGAAAAATTGTAATCGGTCCAGATCCTATGAAGGCTATGGCCTACTACGTAGGTCAGAAGGCTGGTATGGGCCACGTGTCTGCAATTGTTCTTGACGAGCGGCACTACCACAACACCTCACAGAAGAACTACCTCATCTACATCGAGACAGAAGATGGGGCTAATATGCTTTGGAAGCGTGTTGAAGGTATGCCTGTAATCGTGGAGAACGACTGCAACTTCTAAGTTGTAACACTAATTTACTTTATATGAAACCACTATACGACTTTGTCGTGTATCTGCCCAAGCGTGTAAAAGACACGGTAAATGTGGGTGGACAAGAAATCTTCTTAGACTCTAAGTTTAACGAGTTTGAGCACAGAATCAACTACGCAGAAATTGTAGCAACACCACTCAAGTACAATACTGGTGCTAAGGTTGGCGATATGCTTTTTATCCACCACCACGTAATGGACCACGGAGGTGCTCAGTGTTTAGACTACAAGGAGCATCTGTACAAGGTTGGATACAGCGAAGGAGGCGGATTTAACACGCAGTGCTACGCCTACAAGAGCAAGGAGACTGGAGAGATTCATATGATGACCGACTGGATCTTTGTAGAGGAGGTCGAACAGCCTAAACTAAAGAGCGCTGTAATCGAGCTCATAGAGACCGAGAAGGTGCTGAACAGATTTGGTCGCATTTGGTGTGACTCTGAGTACCTAAACGAGCGTGGCGTTAAAAAGGGTGACATCGTATTCTTTGAAAAGAATGCTGACTACGAGATGGATGTAGACGGCAAGAAGGTCTGGAGAATGATGTTTGAACATTTAATCTTTATTGCAGATGAAAACTACCTCGAAGTTTACGACCGTTGATGCGGCAAAGAGGCTGTTGACATCTATGGAGGAGGCCATTGACGGCCTGATTGAAGAGATTCGCAAACCCGTGGACCAGGAACTAACTGGCTCTGCACGTAAGGCTGAACTTTCTGCAATCAAGCAGTCGGTCATAGACGCACGTGAACTTATCCAGGAGCGTCAAAAACTTGAGGAGTTGATCCGCTCTTTGTCCGAGAACGAGGAACAGCTTGAGCAGCGTGACTTCCGTGGAGGCTTCGCTGAAAAGATGGCTAAGTAATGGCTGGCCTGGATGTAGTCACAAGGATGGTTGATGGTGCCCAGCAGACGGACACCGTAATCAAGATATGCCCCAACAATACCGAGGGGGAGATAATTGAACTATCTGGACTTTTAATCCAGTTACCACAACAGCCTAAGAGTGAGGACATTCTGTTCTCAAAAATGCCAAAGAAGGACCAGTTCTGGCAACATATAGAACTGCCGAAGGAACTGATGTCCATCAAGTCTATGGACGACTGGTACGAGACTCCACGTGAGTTTCAGTCCAAGTTCCGACCCTACATCGAACTTGAGTTTGAACGCAGGAAGAACGGAGCGTGGTTTATGAACAATGGTGTGCCTACGTACATTACTGGACACCACTATATGTTCTTGCAGTGGAGCAAGATTGACATCGGCTACCCTATGTACCTTGAGTTTCAGCGTAGGCTGTTCCTACACTACGAAGCCTGTAAGGTAGATCCACGCAGTATGGGACAGGTGTACGTAAAGTGTAGACGTTCTGGTTACACGAATATGGCGAGTGGCATCATCGCAGACGAGGGAACTCGTGTGAAGGATAAGCTGTTGGGTATTATGAGCAAGACAGGTACAGACGCACAGGAGGCAGTCTTTATGTCTAAGGTGATACCCATCTTCCGCTCATACCCATTCTTCTTTAAGCCTATCCAGGACGGTACCACGAACCCACGTGTGGAACTTGCATTCAGAGAGCCCGCTAAACGTATCACGAAGGCGAATAAGACATCAAGTCGTGGCGAGGCACTGGATACCATCATCAACTGGAAGAACACTACAAACAACGCATATGACGGCTCTAAGACACACATTCTATTTCTTGACGAGGCTGGTAAATGGATTAAGCCTACAGACATTCGTGAGTCTTGGCGCATTCATAGAACCTGCCTGCTCGTTGGTCGTAAGATCATTGGGAAGGCTCTTGTCGGTTCAACTGTAAATCCTCTTGACCAAGGTGGTCGTCAGTACCGAGACCTGTACTACAACTCTGACCCACTGGATCGCAACGACAACGACAGAACTAAGTCTGGCCTGTACAGAATATTCATACCTGCATACGAGGCTCTGGAAGGTTTCTTTGATAGGTACGGCAACCCAGTTGTTGAGGACCCAGAGAAGCCTGTCATCGGCATTGACGGAGACATCATCAAGATTGGTGCACGTACCTTTTTAAAGAACGAGAGGAAGGCACTGATGAACGACAGCTACGAACTGAACGAGGTTATCCGTCAGTTCCCGTTCACAGAGGATGAAGCCTTCCGTGACTCTACCAAGGCAAGTTTGTTCAACATCGGAAAGATATACGAACAGATTCAGTACAACGATGAGTTATTCCCGAATCCTGTAGTACAGGGCAACTTCTACTGGGAGGGCGGCATTGCAGACTCTAAGGTTGTATTCAAGCCAGAGGCTGACGGAAGGTGGCGGATCACGTGGATGCCAAACCCAGAGGATAGAAACTTGTCACGTGTAGAGAACGGAAAGCGTTTAGCACCAAACCATATGTACGGCTGTGGCGGAGTTGACTCCTATGACCTTGACGCTACCGTGGACGGACGTTCCTCTAAAGGTGCCTGCCATATGTACCTCAAGTTTAATATGAAGTACCCAAGCAATATGTTTGTGGCAGAGTACGCCTCTCGCCCACCGCTGGCACGTATCTTCTACGAGGACGTTCTGATGGCTTCTGTGTTCTACGGCTTCCCACTCCTAATTGAAAACAACAAGTACGGCATCGTAAGATACTTTGAGTCAAGAGGTTACGATGGATACGTTATGGAAAGACCAGAACACTTGGGAGGTTCTACCAACCACGTCACGGTAAAGTCTAAAGGTATCCCGTCAAACTCGCAGGACGTTATCCAGGCACACGCACAGTCTATTGAGGCATACATCCACGAGCACGTAGGTATGAACAACGAGACTGGTTCGTACGGCAATATGTACTTTAACAGGACGTTAGAGGACTGGATTAATTTTAAGATTGATGACAGAACCAAATATGACTTGACCATCAGTGCGGGACTTGCACTGCTCGGTGCACAGAAGGTTCTCAAGGTCGTTAAGAAGGCTGACTTCTCTACAAAGGTGTTCTTCCGCAAGGGAAAGGACCTAAGTAGATAATTCCTACATTTGTAGGATACATTAAGACACAACATTATATGGCAGATGATGCAATGTTGAGTTCAGGCTTAGGCTTCCCAGACCCGTTGGCACCACACCCAACGAAGGTATCTAAGGAGTACGGCTTGAAGTATGCGAAAGGCATATACGCTCAATGGGGAGGCACGGAGACCACTGGTTCTCTGTACAATAGGCGTTGGAAGCAGTTTCAGATAAACAGAGACTACGCTAACGGTACGCAAGATACGAATATCTACAAACAGATTCTCACGTCTCTGGACCCAAACAATGGAGACGGAGCACTGATGTCTCTGGACTGGACTCCAGTTCCTATCGTTCCTAAGTTTGTGAAGGTTGTCGTGAACAAGATTCTGTCCACAGAGCCATTCCCGAACGTAGACGCTATTGACCCAATCTCCCAGACTGAGAAGGATAAGGAGAAGGCAAAGATTAAGTTCCGCATTGAAAACAAGCAGATGTTCCAGCAGGCTAAAGATTCTGGCTTGGATGTCGGCTTTGACCCTAACGCAATACCAGACACTACCGAGGAGGCAGAAATCTTCTTGGAGTCGTCTGTAAAGACCTCGGCAGAGATTGCCGCACAGATTGCCACCAGACTTACTCTGTCTTGGAACGACTTTAACGAGCGCATCTACAGACGTAACGTAGAGGATTTAGTGGCTCTGGGTATCGCTGTTGTAAAGAGAGAGAACGACCCAAACTACGGCATCAATGAGAAATATGTAGATCCTGCATTTTTCATCCACAGCTTCACGGACGACCCTAACTTCACGGACTGCGTGTATATGGGTCACATCCAGCGTATGTCTATCCAGGAGTTAAAGCGTATTGCTGGAGACCAGTTCACGGAGGACGAGTACAAGAAGATGGCTACCACCGTTGCCAACAGACTCGGTAATAATGCCGACAGACTGATGGATATGCACTTTGATCCGTCACTGACTTCCTACAACTACGGATACGATGAGTACACCATCGAGGTGATGGACTTTGAGTTTATGAGCGTAGACCCAATCATCTTTGAGAAGAAG